CCACCAGCAGCAGTAAATCCTACTTCTACATTTCCTCTTGCTTTAATAGCAGCAAAAAGACCTTGAGTTCCAGGTAATTGAGAGTTTGCATATCCAGCAGTACCAGTAGTAACAGCATTCAATTCACCCTCTACCATAGACATTTCTAAGTAATCTTCAAAACGTAATCTTGTTTCAGATTCAGCTTTTAAGAACCATAAGAAACCACCGGTTCCATCTTCAGTAGCAACTTCAACCCATCCAATTTGAGCCATATCAGATCCGCTAATAACGTATTGATTTCTGATAATAACAGGAGAGTTTGAGTACTGAGTAAGAACAGGATTAACACTATTTCTAGCAGCATTGTTACCAGTGCCTGTTAAATTTGTTCCTTTGATATAGTCAGAACCATAAACAAATACTTTCAATCCCGTAGCAGCAAATCCTTGAGTTGTAAGAGAAGTTCCTTTGTAAAGTTGTACAGAGAAATTACCAGCAGTACCTACACCTACAGTTGAAGCTGTAACAATACCTTTTGCTTCTAATCCATTTACTGGATCTAAAATTACAACAGTATCATTAATAGAAATAACGTTTGTAGGGTTTCCAGTTGCGTTTAAAGTGATTGTACTAGGGTTTACTCCAGTACCACCATTCGCTTGAGTACATCCAACATAAGCAATGTGTAATCTGTTTTGTTCAGACCAAATAACTTGATCAGAAGACATTGGCATTTCAGCGCCAACCATTCTTAAAAATCCTGCTAATGTTCTGTTACCGTAGCGTTCTACTTCAGCTTCATAAATTTCAGGTAAATATTGTTGTGCAAAGTCGTTCCCTGCACCCGTGTTGAACTGCAAATAGTTTGTGTTCAACAATTGTTGCACTTGCGAAGGTATGATACTTCCAAATGCCGGCGTTAATGTTGCCATAATGTTGTGGGTTTAATTTTTAAAATTTTTTTGTTTGTATTTTTAATTTTGCTGAGTCCCATCCACTAACCGATTTTATTTTAAGTCCACCAACAAAAGTATCAGCCGCTTGTCTAGGGGCTCCTACGCTTGGGTTTTTAGAATTGGTGATTACCTCTTTAACAGCATCAGCTTTTCCTTGTTCATAAAAATGGTTAGCAATTTTATCAGCATTCATTGCACTGTACAAAGCTTTATGGTAACCTTTAGTATCTGTTACATTCCCATCATTGTCTAGAAACTTTCCGACAAAGGAATTTATATTAGATTGGGTTTCCGCAACTTGATTTGGATTTTGAACATTGTACCTAAATTTCTTTTCGCCTAAATTAAATTCAAAACCTTTGAATTCGTTATTAAAAAGACTGGTGGTTTGTTGTTTAAAATCTTCGTGTTGCTTTGCTGCTTTGATTTGTTCTGAATTATAACGATTAAAAAAATCGTTTGCTTTTTGTTGCTCGTTATTAATAGTTGGGCGAGATTTGATTTCAGCATAGTATTTAGCTTTTGTATCGTCTAAATATTTTTTAGCTTTTGACACTTCTTCTTTAAATGCCAATTTTTTTAATCTAACATCTCGTTCTTCATCTAGATCCTCATCATAGTAAAATTTGTCTTCTAATAAGAATTCAATTTCTTCACTATCTAAATGAGGTTTTGTGCTTTTATAATATTCTTTTAATAAAGCATTATTGTTTACGTTAGAATAATCTGCGTTAAGTCTTACATAATCTTCCACTGTTCCACCTGTTTCTTCCATAAAAGATACAAGTTTTTCAATGTTCTCTGGTAAAGCCTTACCTGCATTTACCGGCTCATTCGCGTGATATTCTAATTCTTTAGCAATTTCCTTTGCTTCTTCTTTTATTTCTTCTTCTGAAATTTCTTGAACAACATTTTCAAATACCGCTTCAGCTTCTTGTTCTACTTTTGGCAATTCTGCCGCTGGTTGTTCTTGAATTACTGCTGGTGCTTCTTTAGGAATTACAACTTTTATTGGTTCTTCACCAATTGGTGGAAAATTAACTTTAATAGGTTCATTTTCACTTAACATTTTTTTCATGGAAGGTTTTCTAGGTTTTACTTTGAATTCTCCTTCTTGTTTTTCTAATTGAGACATAATATAATAATATAAAATTGGTTAATTTATTCTATGCGTTTAATTGATCCCCAAAATCTTCTAAAAAATTATTGTTGTTATTTTCAAAGCTTTGAGGTAAAGTATTGTTTTTACGTTGATCAATTAATTCTGATTGTTGGGTTGCTTGTATTTTTGTTCTTTCGTCTTTTCTATCTTCTTGTTCTTGAAATTTATTTAGATCAGACTGAACTTTTAATTGTGCTAATTGCATATCGTATTTGAAAGCTTCAGCTAATAATTGTCTTTTAATTTCTGCTTCAGTTTGCATTCTTTGCAATTCAAATTGAGATTTTGCTTGTTCTAAACTAACTAATGTTTCTGTTAAAGCTTGTTGCTTTTGTACTTCAAACATCGCTGCTTTTTCTGCGCTTTCTGAATTTGCTTGTGCTTGTGCTTGGATATTTGCAAGTTGTTGTTGTTGAGCTTGCTCTTGTTTTCTTTTTCTTTTTAATTTTAAAAGTTCATTAGCAAGTTTTAAGTTTTTAATTTGTCTAATGTCAATAGCGTCTTCAAGGTCAATTCCTCCTCCTTGCAATGACACCTGTATATTTTGTTCTAATTGTGCTTTTTCTTCTTCGTCCGGTTCAACCTCTAAGTAGATACCAAAATCATGTAGATTTAAAGTACTAATTTCTTTTAACGTTTCTACATTAAAAGTAGATATACTTTCTTTTAATGAGTTTTCGGTTAACGGGTGATTTAAACAATCTGCTACTCTTAATGAAATATTTTCACAAATTCTAACGGTTAAATATAAACTAGCATCTTTAATGTGCCGTGTTGCAACGTTTGATGCGTTAGCGGCAATCTTTTGTAATCCTACTAAAGCATTAGAATCCGGTTTACTTCCATCAACTGCTTCGTTTAATCCGGTAACATCTCTAATCATCTGAAGATAATATTGATATGTTTGTATTAAACTTTGTATTTTACCTTGCCCGCTTGAAGAGTTTAATTCTTGTATTGGCACCTTACCTCTGTTCAAATCTCCTTCTTGAGTAAGCGATCTACCTACAATACTACCGGTTTGAAAATACATATTTAATGCTTCAGCAGCATTATAATTTGTACCGTTTCCTAAATCAACCTCGGCTAGTCCATCAATATCTAAGAACACTCCATCAGGAACTAATCTAGACATCACTTGTTGTAGTTTTAAATGCGTTAATTGAATCATATCGGCAAATGAAATACACTTGCTAACTATTGAATCAATTCTGCCTTTGTATATTCTAGGAGCGCAAATAACGTAATTCATTTCTACTTTTGTAGTGTCTGCAAATGGCCTTGTCATGTTCTCAGACAGTTTCCATTCCAGCATGGTATTTGTACCTATAATCTTTGCCCCTGTATACAACACCTCTATTGTTCTAGATACCCTTTCAAAGTTATCATTAGGCGGCGGATTAAATGCGTCGGTTTTTTCAATTACTTTTTCTAATCCGTTTTCGCCTTGTTTTATTTTAAAAACTTGGTTCATATAAGTCTTGTATTCAAAATACATTACTTGAACCGTGTTTTCATCGTAATTACCCCATCCTTGTATATATTGTCTATTACCAGGCATTTGTTGTATTTTGTACAACTCGTCTTCTGATATATTAGGATATTGTTTTTTTAATTCTGGAATAGTAATTGCTTTTACTTCCCCTACATAATATACATCATCAAAGTTAGGATCTTCAGTATATGAATATATCAAATAGGCTGGATCAACATAATCAACTACAATACCATTAGCGGTGTTATACGATGTTTTTGCAGCAGCTATTCCTATTGTTGTTAAATCTAAATTTAATCTTTTTCTAATTAAATCGTATTTATTTGTTTTTAATATAGTATTGATAGCTTCTTCCTCAGCAACCTCGATTGCTTGTTTATATGAAAGCTGCATGTGCAATTCTAATTCATCTTTTGTTCTAGGCAAATCTGCTGTTGGTATATTACTTTTTGCAATATTAATACCGGTAGCAGACATTGCTTCTTCTATTTCAGCTTGCGCAACCATATCAAAAGCTAAAGCGGATGCGTAATTTGTGCGCTTTTTTACAGACTCAGGATCTTGTGCGTATGCACGTACA